AAGGGCTGACTCGGGGGCCGACTTTTGCCCAGGCCCGCCGTCGCTGCCGGGGCCCTTCAATCCAGGACCCGGAGGAGTTTCCGCCTGTCCGCCGGGCCCATAGGCAACCGGCGTCGTCCCAGCACCGGCGCTCGCGCCCGCGCCCGACTTATCGCCCTTCATGTACTGCCAGAAGTCGATCATGCCGTCATAGACGCCTCGGCGCGTCCCCGCGGCGATGATGTCGATCGCCTCCGAGGCGCTGCCGACACCGGGAGCTTCCGGCCTGCCGGCCAGCAATGGGTTGGCGCCGCCACCGCCAACTTCGTAACTCGAAGGATGGAACCCACCGCGCCCTGGTCCCGGCGTTGGCGGCGCTTCGAACAATTCCTTGATCCAGCGCTGCGCTTTCTCCGTGACCTCGTTCAGCCGCTGGACAACGCCGCTGGTTGGATGCGGGCTCGGCTGGAACGTGGGCTCGGGCGGCTCCCCGACCGGCGGTTCGCCGCCGGGGATGAGCTCGGGCTCACCCATCGGCCCGGTGCCGAAGCGCTCGGCGCCCGGCTTGCCCTCGAGCCGGTTCTTGTCTGCTTGCAGCAACGCATAGATCGCCGCCAAGGCCGCAGCCGCACCGACCAGACCTTCGACACCGGCGATCCCTACGATCCAAGCAGGCACGGGGCTCAGCAACCGGATGGCGTATAACGGCCGCAACAAGCCGATCAGCATGCCGGCAAATTTCAGTGCGATGACGGTTTCGATCAGACGGGTCCAGCCTTGCGAACCACCGATCAATTCGTTGATCTTTTCGGCAACAGGTCTGATATCGTCGAAGACACCCTTGATAACACGAGCAACCGCCATCGCATCAGCGCCCACGCGCGCCCAATTGATGCCCCCGATCCAGTTGGCCAGTTTGCTAGCGAACTGCTCGATCTCGATCCGGTGCGCTACGAGGAACACCCGCAGATCGACGGCGATCCGCGTGAACGCTGGTGCCATCGCATGACCGACATGGTCACCGAGATCGTCCCAGACGTTCTGCAGCCGGGCTTTGGCCTCGAGCCAATCATTGGCGACCTTGTCCCATCCGGGCGGCTTGAACTGGCGTTCAGCCTCGAGCGCTTTCTGCAGCTGAAAGACATTTTTGTTAGTCTCGACAATCGCGCGGTCGAAGCCCCACGCTTCGGCCGCGATGGCCCGCTGAATCGCCGGGATGCGCTCATCCTGCAGAAACGCAATTGCCCGTCGCGCCGCTTCCGCCGGATCAGCAACGCCACGTAATGCCGATCCCCAATCGCGAATTTCTTTGGGCTGCGTCGCGAAGAAGTCGGCCAACGGCCCACGGCCGAGACGGTGAAAGGTATCCTGTATTCTAGCGAAATGCGCCAGCGAGGCGTGCATCTTATCGGCGCTGATGCCGAGGACCCGCGCGGCGTCGTCATAGCTCTCGACAACCTCTTTCGAAAGCCCAGTGATCTTAGCGACGCCGGCGAGCGTGCGGGCGTGCTCGGCGAAGTCGCCAACTGATTTGGTGATGGCGGCGACGGCGCCGGCCGTGGAAAAAACGCTGATGCCGAACGTTGCCAAGGCCGGCGTCAGCACGCCCTTGATTTGACTGCTCAGGCGGCCGACCTCGTCACGTAATTGCCTGAGAGCCTTGGAGCTGGTTTCCGCGTGCGCCTTGGTCGACCTGTTGGCCTTGGCAAACTCATTGCCCATGGCCTGCACTTGTCGCTGCAGGTCGATCAGCGGCTGCGAAAACTTGTCAACGACCTCAGTGACGAGAGTTAGTTGCTGTGGATCAGCCATCTTTCATCCGTCGCAACCGCAGTTCGGTATAGTGGCTCAAGACCGTGATTTCTTCCTCGGTCTTGTCCAGGAACACGTAAGGATCGCACTTGTAGATCAACGCCAGTTCTAAGCAGGTATCGATCAGACCCTCCCCGGCGTTGGCATAAAAAAAGGCGTCACTGCCCAGTAGCACGCCACCAGATCCTGGGTATCCATATTTTCAAACGACGAGGTCGGAATGTTCGCCAACCGGGCGAGCATCGGCACCATGTGGTTGTTATGCGAGATTTTTGGGGGGTCAGATATCGGATCGAAATCGACTGGGTTGCCGATGCGCATCAGATCGCCACCGGTAGGTTTGCGAAATTTGATCGCCGACAACGTGTCGTTATAGGCGCGGATCGGATTTTTGAGCTCTACTGATACCGATCCGTCAGCTTCTGCCGGAGGCGTTGTTGTGCTCTCCGGTGTGTTATCCTCCGTCATTGTCGTTTAGTTCCTTCTCTCCTCCAGTTGTTGTTTACAGTTCGTCGAGCGCCATACCCTCGAGCGTGACTTCGACGCGGCCGTCGTGCGCATCGATGACGAATGCGGACGTCGTCCAACACTCGGTCAGGACGTACGCCCTGCCGTTAGCTAGTGAGATCTGCGCGGTTGAATCGGTGATCGCCTCGAGCTGCACGATCGACAGCTGATTGCCGATCGACCATTCGCCTTTGATCTGCGGCACGATCGGTTCCTCGATGTAGCCGTGCACGCGGTCCTGGCCGGCGACGCCGGTGCGTTTGAGACTCATGCCAGTGACCTGAAAGGCGCCACGGGCTTCGTACTGATTGCCGTCGACTTTGATCGACATCATCCCGCCGATCCGATTCGTAGTTGCCATGGTGCTTTCTCCTGCAGCAGCTGATAAAAAGCGGGACGGTTAGTCCGCTTCCCGGTGGACACCGTTAGTCGGAACCGTCCCGCCGCACCGAAGACGCGCATCAGCGTGTCCAGAAGCGTGGATGCGTCGGGTCTTCAGCGAGCTAGATGGGTTGTTCAGTCGTCCACGTTATTTGGTGGCATCAGGATCGACGGCGGCTTGGTTTCTGCCGCCGCCGTCAATGCCGTATGCAGACGAGCTAACTCCGGGTGTTCCTCACCCAGTTTGGCCAGTGCCGCCAATGCCGGGATCGGCAACGGGATCGGCAACGGGATCGGCGGCATCGGAATCTTGATCTCCAGCGTCACCGTGGACACCTGCCAGACTCCGGACTTGACCAATGCCTTGCGATAGTCGGGGTTGATCCAATCGCCCGGGTTCAATAACGCCGAATTGTCCACTTCCGCCACTTCGTAGGAATGCAGGATCGGCGAATATTTCAGCACAATGCGTTTGGTCAAATCAGCTGGCACTGGCAGTGACCTTCAAAATCAGTTTGTCGGCACCGGGCTGTACAACAACCTGAACTGGGCCAGCACTTCGAACTGACGCAGTTGGCCGGCGAGTTGCGGCGGCCACAGCACCTGGATCTGATTAGGATTGGTGTCACTGATGACAACGATCAGATTGTCGATGAACTTCTGCAGCGAAAAGCCGCCAGCCACCAAGCCATCCCACATCGCTTGGCGGAATTCCGATATCAACTCGGCCTTGATGTCGGTCGGTGTCACTGCTGCCTGCCCGGGCCCGATGATGGTGCCGTCGGGGATCAGCTTGACCCGCGGATATTTGCTGGTGATTGCCGACTTCATGCGCCGCAACAGTTCGGACAATGTCGCCAGCACCGTCAACAGGCCGAACGCCGTATCGCCCTGGCCGAAGGAGTTGAACTGATATTGCGTCGCCTCGCGTTCGATCATGGCGATGCCGTCATTGGTAACGCTCTGAATCGCAAAACCATTGTCGGCGAGATTGTTGCGCATGGCCGCCGAATAGCGGTCCTTCACCGGCGCCGGCTTCAGGCCGAGCATGCGCAAGGTCTGCAGCGGCCGGGCCGGGTCATCAGAGAAACCCAGCGCGGCGAGACCGCAATACGCCGCCGTCCATTCCCAGACCGGCGACGGCGCCGTCAGCTCGATTGCCATGGTCGAGATCACCGGGGCATTCACGCCCATGCCCCAGGTGATGCTATCGGCATAGTCGTTGCGGTAGGCGTTGACGATCATGCCGTATTGCTGTCGGCTGTAGTTCCACCGCCCGGAAGAGCCAAAGCCGTATTCAATGGCCCAGACTGCTTGCGTACCCGTATCAGTGTACGGCAGACCAACAAAGTCGAATTCCATCGTCTGAATTGCCGAGATGGCTGCCGTGAAATCCGGTGCACCGGCGCCGGTGGCCATCGGCGCGATGGTCAAACTCATGCCGAGCGGCAGCGATTGACCACCGTTGTAGCCGGCTTGATTCGGCACGATGGTGATGTCGTTGCCCGTGCTTCCCTTCCATTTGCAGGTCAGCGCCACCGAATTGGTGGTGGCGAGCGCCGTGACCGGCAGATCGCCCATGGCATTAATGGTCGCCGCCAGATTGGTAGCGACATTGTTGGCCGAATCAGTCGCCGCCACGAACGTCGAGGTCAGTTGCCCGGCGATATCGATCGACAGGACGCCGGAAGCAGAGGGTCCGGTCGAGATCGTGATCGTGCCCACGGCCGCCACGCCGGCCGCGGGATCTCCCACCGGCAAGCAGTAAAGCATCTGCGTGGTATTGACCTGGAAAAAGGCCTTGATCATGCGGTCGAGCATTGAGCCCTGACCAAAGAAATTCGTGCCGAGAGCCGGCGAGCCGACCGCGACCGGAATATTGACCGGCGCCGAGCCCACTGCCGCAACGCCGACCGGCGGCGTCACCAGCACCGTGAACTGGTCGCCGACAGCGAAATCGGTACCCGACGCGGTTATGGTAAAGCGAATTTGCCCACTGTAAGGCGTGCCCGCGGACGCGATACCGTCGACGGTGCCGTTCGGCCGCAGCACTTCAAACGTGCCGGCGCCGACCGTGCGGGTAATGCATACGACCGTGTAGGTGCCGCCCATGTAGCCGGCGCCATAGCCCGGGCTCGACATCGCCATCGTGCCCCCGGCTCCGCCAGGGCTGGTTTTCACCGGCGCGCCGATAGTTGGCGCGCTCCCCGGGGTCGCGACGCCCATCTGTCCAACCAGAAGCGCTGGCAGCACTTCGGTCAGATTGCCGGCCTGACTGCCGTCAACCGTCGCGAAGAACAGCGGCACCATCCAATTCGCGGGAATGCCTGTTGAAACGCCCATTGTCTGTGCTCCTGTTTGAAACGGCCGCGCGTTCAGGTCTGTTGTTCAGCAGGCGGCGTCCATGCTTTTGTCTGGTCTTTGGTCACCTGATTGCTCGCCAGCATGCGAAAGGTGAAGCCGTCCTCGGGCCACAGTGACCCTTCTTGTGCGAGAGCACCAGCATCAGGATGTTTGATGTTCAGCGATGTTTGCTTCAGCGGATAGACCATGATGCTCATTTGTGCCGTTCCTCTATTGGTCGAGTTCAAACAGCGCGCTGAACGTCAGATTAGCCGGGGGTTGTGCAGGAACGATCGGCGGCGACTGGTCGATCTGGAAAAGCGCCTCGACAAAGCTAGCGATCTGACTCGTGGGCGCCGGCGCTTGCAGCAGCAGAACGGCGGCGGCGGGGAATGCCGCCAAACTTTCCGGCGCGATAATCCAAGACGGCGGTGCTGCGGCGAGCGTGAGCGCGGCGCTATTTGCAGTGAACCGATAAGCAACGATGAGCTGCGGCAGATTGGCGCTCAGCGTGAGCGCAGAGGCAGCCGCCGTCGCCGGGACATTGGCAACAAGCGTTGCCGCCGCCGTGCTCAATCCTAATGTGGCGCCAGCGGGCTGCAGCCGCGCATTCTGCACCGCTGCGGGCGGCGCGCTGACCAGGGCGATTGCGGCCGCGGCCGCGATGTCGATCCGGTAGAGGAAAAGCGCAGGATTCGAGCCGACCAAACTCAAGGCGGCGATTGGCACCGTCGTCGGTTTGTCTTGAACCCTTGATGGCGCCGCCGTGCTGAGGGACAGCAACACCGCCACAGGCTGCTCAGACAAGGTCACTGCCGGAGCATTTGCCGCCAGCAACTGTGCAGCAGGTGCCGGAGTTAGCGCAAAGTTCTCAGATGGTATCGGCGGCGGCGCCGCCAATGCTAATGCAACTGCCGCAGGTTGGATGGTGACGCTGAAGGTCTGCGTCACGCTCGGCGCCGGCGCACTGATCTGCAGCGC